ATTCAGCCCTTGATCCAACTCTTGATCTTTTCAAGACTTACGATATGACCACCTACATAGCCTGCTACGAATAGAAAGCAACCAAACCAAATATTACCTAAAAATGATGCCATATTTATTCTCCTTATAAAAGAATTGCAGTATAAAAAACTTTAAAAGTTGTAGATTGTGTTGATGATGGTGTTACTCTAAGTCTAAACTGACCACCAGCAGAAGCAACAGCATCTACAGCATATGTAGCATTAGAACCACCAGTATTACTATCATTGATTGTAGCGGAAGCAACAGTAGTTCCGCCATTATGTATTGCATTAATTTCAGTTATTTGGTATTTCCCACCTGTTGTATTTACTGCTTGAATTAAAAATTTTGCAGATCTATAACTTCCTCTACTTAATGCAAGTAAAGTAACTTGAGTGGTAGCAGTAGTTGTTAGTGTAGCAACACCAGATGTTGAAATAATGGTGTTGTTAGTAGAACAATTAATAGCTGGAGAATTTAAACTACTTGTTGTAATTCCCATTGAACCAGTTGAAATATTATAACTAGATGGATCAATAATAACATATTCACCAGTTCCACCTTGTCCACTAATATCACCAATATTAACTGTACTAGAACTATCTATATTAATCCCACCACCACCAAATTCAGAAATATTAATAAATCCTAAAGAATTATCTACACTAATATTTGTGGTTGAACTTGTAAATGCTCCTATTACTGTTGTACTTGTTGTATTGTCGTTTATGTTTAAAGTAGTTCCAGTAATTGAAGTTGCCGTAGCACTACCAATATCTGGTGTTACTAGTGTTGGGCTAGTAGCTCTTACTATATTACCCGTACCTGTTGATGCAGTCCATTGAGGAGCAGTTCCAGAAGATGTTAGTACTGTTGCATTAGATCCTATAGCAAGTTTACTAAGGGTATTTGTTGCAGATGAGTAAAGTAAATCACCTGTAGTATAACTAGTTAAACCAGTACCGCCATATATAGTACCTATAGTTGAACCATTCCAAATACCGGATGAAATAGTTCCTAATGTACTTAAAGATGAATTAGTTACTCCAGTACCTAGTGTATTTGCACTAAGAACTAAAGAACCATTTATATAAAAAGATTTACCAGATAATAATCCTAAATGTTCAGAAGAAGTCCAAGCATCTGTAGAATCAACCCAATTAAATGTTTTATCTGTAGTACCCTTTAAAGTAATACCACCCCCATCAGCAGTAATATCTGTTGGAGTTGTAGTATCACCTATAATAATATTCTTATCTTCAACAACTAGATTTGTTGTATTAATATTTGTAGTAGTTCCATTAACAGTAAGATCTCCACCAACTGTTAGACCGCCTGTTATTGAGATTGTATTAGGAACATCATTAGTTCTACCGGGACCAGTAACAATAATTTCACCATTATTAGCATTAACTCTACCAACTTTACCAATATTTTGAATTAGTTGAGTAGCACCAGTAGGTTTAGTTCCAGTAAGACCACCACCTACTGCTACATATAAAGTTTGTCCTACAGCATAACTATTAGTATTCATATTCTGAACAACACCCATAATAGTTATATGGCCAGTTCCGTTTACTGCTAATTGTTCTGATGTTAAACCAACTGCTGGCATTTTTGATGAATCTCCAGCATCAGCAGGAGATACTTCAAGAACATTTGTAGCACCTACAGTACCAGTAATGTAAACTGGTGTTCCTGCTGCTATAATAGAACCACTAGTATTTTTGCAATCTACTTGTAGTTCACCTAAAAAATCACCATTAAAGTGAGCAGCAGAAACATCTCCGGTAAATGTACCGTCAACAGCAGAAATATTTCCAGTAGTTGTTGTATAGTTTCCTGTGTTATCTATAAGATCTACTGGAGGGTGATTTATAGAGAATCCAGCTCTTCCATTTAATTTTTGAATTGCCATGTATACTCCTTATTTACTGTGCTATATAACCAAGACTCCATATTTTATCAATACCTAAAGTACATATAGCAGTTACTCTATGTAACATAGTATTTGTTAATAACGGAGCTACACGAAATTCAAATTGTTCATCAGTAGGATCATAAACCACACTATAGACTGCAAAATCAGAAGCAGATATATATGTATTACCGTATTCTACAAAGTTAACACTAGGATTTTGAGGAGTACCTTGATCTTCATAATCGTGGTATAAAGAAGCTAGTATTTTTGTTATTTTTCTTTTAGTCAACTTTCCCGGTAATGCTGTTCCTGTAGTATCCCCAACCTCAGTTTGAATAGTAAACTCAATAGAACCCACTACATCATAATCACTTGTTGCTAGGTTTCCTTTATACAAAGGAAAAGACATAATTGGAACAATTGTTGTACTTCCTGTTAATAAAGAAGCTGTTACAATTTTAGCAGCATCGCTTATTCTAGGATTATAGATAATTGGTCCGTTATTATATACTAAGTTTCCAGTTCCAGTTTCATCAGTAATAACTTGTGCCAGTTGTTCAGAAGAAGTTGCACCAAATTGATTTAGTCCTGCACTTCGTAATGCGTATGCGCTATCTGGAAGGGCTGTAACAGAACCTTTTAAATTACCTCTGTCGTGTGTTTGCTGGTTAATATCAACTGGTCTTCTTCCGGGCATTATCTTGGCCTTTCGTCTTCTTCTTTAATTGGCTCTATTGCTCTTTGCAATAACCAACCACTAGCATCTCTTGCTATTCTTTTAAAGTTTACCTGTTCTTCAGCACTATATACTTCTCGCAAAGCATTAGCTGCCTTTAGTGGAACATTTTTACTATTTGGTTTTACTTTAGATTTTTTTTGATTAATTGGCTTTCGTCCGGGCATTTTGTTCCTTTCTCCATGCTGCATCAAACTCTGGATCGCTAAGACGCTTGGCAGCAATCCATTCTCTAATACCTTCTGGTTTAGACTCATCCAATACGGATTGAGCTAAAGCTGCTTCTTTCTTTTTATTACTTGGTATCCATCCTATAGCAATTCGTATTGCTTGTCCAATACCGGTTTGCCACAGAATAATTATAATACCAATACATATAATAGAAATAAATCCAAACTGAATTAAATTAGCCCACCAAGGAGTTATATCTTTAACTCCACTAAGGGCATCTGCAATATCTTTAGATTCACCTAGAATTATTTCTGCGTGTTTATGAGCAATAGAAATATCTTGAGTATCTAATATTTTTATTGCATTTTCTTGAACTATATGGTTACTAGTAGATATCTGATTTACAGAAGAGCAACCACATAGTAACAATATAATTAAGAATAGTTTATTCATATCTAACTTTTTCCAAGGTTTCTATACGATGCCTTAGTTCTTTTAGTTCACCCATTACCATGATAATGCTTTTACCTTGTTCAATATCGGTTTTGACAAGATCTTTAGCAATATCTTTTAGCACCAATAATTCGTCCATACTACGATCAATCATAGCATCTCTTTTACCCATTTTTAGAATTACTGTTACTACTCCTATTGTTAGAATTGCTAGTTGCATAAAGGCAACATAGACAGACATTTGATTATCAGACATATTATAATCCTTTATCCAATTAAATATCCAGAAAAAGATGAATATGCTCCGGGATATGGGTCACTAGCTGGACCAAAAAACACACCAATAGTATCTGTTGCTGCTAATGAAACTATCATTGAACCAGAAATAGTTTGATAATTAAGGTAATTACTAGAACCAGTATTTGAAGAATGATGAGCTATTCCTATATTTGATCCATTTTTATTAAAATACCAATAAAAATACGCACCATTATTACTAGAACCATTTACATAACCAAAAACAGTAGCATTTATTAAATAGTGTCCACTTACGGGAGCTGTAAATAAACCAGTAGTTGGACTATAAGCACTTGCTGTGTCTAAATCTTCTGTAGTAAATTTAATAATTGAATTAGCTGGAGCAGCAGCAGGAATAGTTTTTACATAAAAACATGGATTTGTATTTAATACATTTCCTTCGACATCTAAAGCTACAGTTGGTGTTTTATTAATACCAACTCTATTATTTACTGAGTCAATTTTTAGTGTATTAGAATCAGCACTAAAAGAACCTGTAACATTTAAAGAACTTAGTGTTGTAGCTCCTGTTACATTTAAAGTAGAACTTAAAGTAGTAGCTCCAGTTACTCCTAGTGTAGAACTTAAAGTAGTAGCTCCTGTTACTCCTAAAGTACCAGATACACCTAAAGTATATCCGGGACTAATAGTACCTATTCCAACTCTATTAGTAGAAGAATTTACAAACAAAGTATTAGTATCTACAATAAGATCAGAATTAATAGCCATGTTATTACTGAATGTTTTTTCTCCAGCAATAGTTTGGTTTCCACTAGTTAGTACTACTTGACTTGGATGAGCGTTAGAATCGTATGCAACAACCCATTCAGTACCATTCCATTGATATGTTTGAGTACCGTAGGTATAAGTTTGGTATAGAGATGGTGATGATGGAAATGATATACTTGTTAAATTACTTGGCATGATTTATGTTCCTTTTAGCGGAAAAATACAATGTTTGTTACAAAATTGTCAAACAAAGTATTATAATTAAAAATTAGCGGAAAACTACCATTCCAGCGTATGGATGTTCCTCAAACGCTTGATTATTGGAATTTACTGCTTTACCAAACATGCGACAACCGACATCCTTTATGAGGTTAAAGGACGCAAGATTAGCTCCACGGAATGTAGAGTCATTGCTGCTGTCGTTCATTACCGGAATTGTCAAATAGTTAGTATCTGGCATAGCAGTAGCATAATTAACATTCCAGTTAGCGTTTGCAACATAAGTAACACTATGGACATTTCCGTTACCTCTAATTAGACACCATCTAAATAAAATAGATGCGTTTGTCACCGCACTAGTGATACCCGGAGTAGAGAAAGTAAATGTAGTTGGGCTAGCATAAGTTACATCATAATTTTGACCACCAGCATCAACAACAGCATTAGAAGTACTAATTAGATGCCCTGTTAGCATTCCATGTGGACCGCTTGTTGTCACAGTTACTAATGTAGTACCACTTACTCGCGTTGCTGTAGCTGTCAAACCACCCGGAAATGAAGTTGTGACGCTTGCAGCTCTTCCATCAAAGTTAACCCAAGCTCTACAACCAAATATAGGGGCAACTGATCCATATCCAGCGTTTATACTAAATGAACCATTAGTACCAATAGTTGCTTGTTGTGTATTAGCCGTAATAAGACCAAGTGGATGATTACTAAGAGTTCCAGTATAAGCTATGTTATTTCCAGAGCCAATATAACCCATTGCTTGTGAAACAGTTCCAGTTCTTAATGCAGCAACTACTCCAGCATTACCTAGAACATCTAGTTTAACTGTTGGTAGTACACCAATACCAACATTTCCATAAGAATCTAATTTTAAACCAGATGCAGTAGTAGACCACGGGGCAATTACAAATGAACCAGTTCCAACATCAGCATCAGTTCCTTTATAAATAATACCACGATCATTAGCTTGTACTAGTGGATTATAATTACCAGTAGCTAGTGCAGCATGTATATCTGTTCCACCACCGGGAGTTTTTAATCTAATACCGGGATAAGCATCAGCAGAAGATCCTTCATCAATTTCTAGTTTGGCGTATATAGTAGAAGTACCAATACCAACATTACCAGAAGAATTTATTCTCATTGTTTCTGATGTTGAACCTATAAATAACATATTCGATGAAGAATCAACAACAATATTACCTCTATTAGTTGTTCTTGCGTTATCAGTCCATTGAATAAAAGCTGGATTTGATGATGTATCTTCTTTTAATATAATCGCACCAGTTGTTACTGATGGGCCAGCTGAAGTAAATATACCTCTACCATTAACAAGTAAATTTCCATCTAAGGTTAAATTACCAGTCTTAGTCTGAGCCGTTGCTCCAGTAGAAATATAATCATTAATAGTTAATGGAGTACCAGTTATTCTTACCCACTTATCTAATACTTTTACACGAAGACCACCATCTATTGGGTTGAACCAAAGACCACCGGATTGTAATGAGACATTATCATTTGCCTCGCTTGTTGTTGTGGTTCCAATAAGTGGTTGGGTGGTTGTTATATTTGAACTATCTTTGGTAATTATACCTAGTTTAGATACACGATCAATTACATAATTCTTATTAGTTACCTTATCTCCGGTAGCACTCGTAGCTAGATCTGTTAATGCTAGAGTTCCTACTAAAGTCCATGCTTGAGATGATGAACTAAGTTTACCAGCCATGATAGTTGAGTTTGCAATCTTATCATTAGTAACTGATAGAGCACCTAGTTTACTGTTAATAACTTCTAAATCTTTAATTTTATTTCGATCTACTGCATCATTTGCTATTTTATCTGTAGTAACATTTCCGTCTACAATCTTACTAGTTGTAACTGAGTTATCTGCAATCTGAGAAACAATATCACCACTAACAGAAATTTGACGATATACTCTATCAAGAAGTTCTTGTAGAATATATAATAATTGAGTTGTTTCTAAATTTAATTGATTACTTGTAAGTTGGTTTCCGGGCGACCAAGTAACTAAAGGAACATTACTAATTGTTTTTCTTCTAATAGTTACTATTTGTCCAGCAATAATATTTGGAACAGTAATATTAAAAACTGATTGTGGAGCTGCTGTACTTTTTGTTATTACTTCGTTAACATTAGCATTAGCATTTGTGTTATAAGCAACAGTAATTGTTTTATTTGTTTCGTTTATAGTCCAAATAGCAGTACCAGTTGTTGGGTGTTTTTCTGGTAGAATAAATAAATCTCTTTTTGATTCTACAGTTACACTAGCATCGCTAAGAAAGGATGTAACAATTGCAGAATTTCCAGCTCTATTTTCTGTAAAAATTCTTTCAACTTCTAATTGATATTTATGAGGTATTCCAGAAATAGTTGCTATGTTACTATATGAAAAGGTTAATGAACCAGCAACTGTAGTTGCTTGGCTTGTTAAAGCAACTGCGTTTGAATAAGTAGGCATGTGTTTCTCCTATTAACTGAGAGCAGAATATTTTTGAATGAACTTACCCTTGATTTCCATGTTTACAATATTGCATGGACTTGGGTATTCAGAAACAATCTTAATACTAACATTATCGGAGAAGCCTAAGATATTGGCAACAAATTCTCCTTCTTCTTCAATATATCTTGATTATTTTGAACAGTATGATTTGTAAAGGTTGAAATACTAGATGTTCTACCTCTATTACTAACTACAATATCGTAGTTACCTGTTTTTTTGTGGCGTGTAGTGATTGTTCTTAAATTTAAGACACCATCAATAACATTGTTATTTTGATCTCTTACAAACGCAGAAGATAACTCTACTTCCATTTTAAACTTTAAACCAATCCATAAATACTTTGGAGTTGTTGTATAGTCTGTAGATAGTACATATTCTCCAGTAGTTGGATTAATAATATTTTTAACACTAGGAACATATCTACCGTTTAAAACAATTTCTAAATAGTTTTCACCTATTGTATATGCATAAGGCGATACAACTTCACCAACACGATTTCCATCTGGATCATCAGACCAAGAGGAATCTGTAATAATTTGTAATCCTTGAATAGTATTATAATCATAACTAATAGGTAATCTTATTACTGTTTGTTGTGTAGCTGGGTCATAATCAGAATTAGAATCATATAGTTTTATTTTAAACAATCTATCTAATTTTGGTTGAGATGTTATTTGATTTCTTAAGTAAGATTTTTCAAGATAATATCTATATTTTCTATTGTTATTTGTTGTAGGAGGAATACTAGCTGTAAGAGGATCATTATCAAAATAAGCTGTTCCTGTTTTACTCGTAGTCGCTCTTTTAAACACAGAGAAAAGATAATCATCATATGATTGATTTGCCATGATATTATCTTCTTCTTTGAATACATATCTGAAGAAAGCATTTTGTAAATTTCTATCACCAGAAAATCTAGATGCGTGTAGATATGTATAATTAGGTTTATCATCATCTGTAATAATAATATAGTTTTGTGAAGGAGCTACACATACTCCTCTATAATTATTTGGCAAATAGTCAGCACATGTTACTGTTAATTCCTGAGCAATAGCAAGATCTGTTGATTCAGAGCTTAAATATAAATATAGTTTTGCTTTATCAAAGAAGTAAATTAAAGATCCCATTAACTGTGGCTCAACAAACTTAGCTGTTGAATAAAAAGCTGTTGGAGAAATTTCAGCAGTTAATGGTGTAATTTGGTTTTGTGATCCCTTTAGTTCATATTGTACATTACCTAAAGTATTAATAAACAAATAGGCATTAAAAGGAGTCATGCTAGTAATTTCACTAAAGGTATTAGAAGATGCTCTAATATCAATAGGGTCTGTAGAAATAATATTACTAGGATCTGCTAAGAATAAATCTTCATATACTCCAAGTTGACTAGTAAAAATAACATCCTCTGCTGCAAAGTATAAACGATCTCTAAATGTAGATACTGCTTTAATAGCTACTTGTCTTGGTTTCTTTTTATCGTCAGTTAAGAATACGCTAGGGCCGGGATTTGAATATCTATTACCAGAAGTTCTTGGTTCCCATTCTATTGGAGCAGCAAACCATTTGGGGTCTGAAGTATTACCAGCAGCAGAAGCATTGAATGTAATTTTTTGTGGCATTCTAGTTTTATCTAGAACACTATAGGAATCAGGACTACGAACTTTCTTGGTATATGGTTTAGATGCAGACGAGATAATTCTATAGTAACCACTTGTAAAGTTTAGATAAGGTGCTGCTGTATAATATATTTTACCATTTCCATCAGTATTACCATCTGAAGGATATAAATTATCTAACATTGTTTTGGCAGTTCCATCATAAGTTGTACTACTTAAGAATAAACCATTATTTGCGTTTACTTCTGCAAGTTCTGGTGGAAACCTAATTTCACTAAAGTCAGCTAAAGATTGTCCAAGCCAAGGCTGTGTTGTATCGTGCCAAATAAAGTCTTCTACTTCTGGATAATATCCATAGTAAACAGTACAAGCACCTGTTGATGTAGAAATAGTAGAGCCATATTTTTTTTCGACTGTCCAAGTATTATTACCAGTAGAACCATCATTTCCACTACATACAATCATATTTGCTGGAGTAGCTGTTTGAACAACATAGATTTTAGTTTGAGTTGATCTTGTTGTAGCCGCTGTGTCTCCGGGGTTATATTGTAGCACAGGAAAAGACATACCAGTTATTGTAATAGAACTACCAACATTGGCAGTACCAGCTACAGTACAGCTTGCGGTACTTCCTGTTGCAAGATACCATTTTGAATTAGCTCCTTTAGCATACCTAGCAGCAGAATAATAAGTAATAGCTTTTCCTATGTTATCTGTATTTGTGGATTCTGAGCCATCAAGATTAAAAGTAAATCCTCCAGTACTAGCACCGTTCCATCCAACTTCACCGCTAGTAAAGCCAGCTTTAACAAGAGTATTTAAAATAATAATGCTGTTACCTACAGTTGTTGCTTTAAGAACATCTTTTGCTTTATTAGTAGTAGATCCATAAGTAATATAAGATCTAGTTGTTGCGCTTATAATACTTGAGCTTTGTTGGTTTGATGCTGAATATTGTGTTTCATTACTCCAAGTTCCATCAGGTCTAATTCTAAATACATATAATAAAACATCGGTAGATCCTGTTGCTTTATAATCTATAACAACCAAAAATCTATTATTGTCGTTAATGTTAAACCAATAAAACCAATAGTCCTTTTCAGTACTGTAGTTATGCTCTAATGGAAAAAGATCTATTTTAGAATCATCGGATAAAGAAATAGCTGGATTGTTATCCCAAATGTTTGTTGCTTTATATTGTGGTACAATTTCAAACCCCGGTCTTTTTTCAAAAGATCTTTCTAAAGACACAAGGGCATTATCCATTTCTTGAGCTTCACTAGCAAGACGCTTTGATTGTGGTTGTCTGCTTACACCGCCACTAAGCGTATAAATAGGAATCTTAGTTGTAACTGCTGGTCCTCTTGTTTGTGGAACTCTTTTAGCCATTATCTATCTCCTTGCCAATAACGATATCTATTTGGGTTATTAATATAAGGTGTTCTTGAGATTGCTCCCCAAACATTAATATCACCTGTTTTAAAAATATTTCTTTTCTTATCGTTAATATCTGCTGCTCTGCCTTTAGCATTAAACATTTGTTCTTGATAACCTAAGAATTGATCTGTTGATGGATCGCCTTGTGTTAAGTTTTGATATTGTCTAGATGCTGTAGCTAAGATTGCTCGTTGGGCAGTAGTATCTAAATGATCCCATTTTAATTTTTTAATTACTTCAATATAGTATGTTTGATTAGTATCCCATATATCTGTTTCGTCTGTAAAATTATATAGTTTAACTGAACCACTAGATCCAGTACCATCATTATAAATTTTAGCAACAATAACTTCATTATTACTGTTAACATGTGCTGACATTAAATCAGCAGAAATAATACCCTCTTCATCAGAATCTTCTCCAACTTGAAAATAAATTCTACCTTCAGCATCTGGAGTTATCTTTCTAATTAGTTTATTATTAGCAAGTCCTCTTATTTGAAAATCAAGACTTGCTTGTTCTAATAGCGTTTCAGCAACTCCAGTATCAATACCAGAGTTGTTTGCAAGGTCTGCTACTGGAGCTTCACCAGCAGCTAGTAACATTTGATTGATTGCTTGTAGCTTGGTTATAAAACCCATATAGCCTCCTTTAAAAGAAAAAATCCCCTAGTACCCTTTCGGATACTAGGGGACAATATTAAGTTATCAAATTATCATACAAACTTAATCAATTAGATCAAGCGTATGGGAATCCAGTAGCACTAGTACCAATGAATTCACGGCTGAAGTTAGCACCAAGAAGAACACGAAGTTCGTTTCTTGCTAGTGAAGCTTCTGCTCCACCTTCTCCAGCAGCATCAACAGCTGTAGCTACAGTACTGCTATCAGAGAATAGATAACCACTACCCTTAGCATAAGTACCTGTATTTGATGCAGTAGGAGCAACAAGAAGACCACAGCATTCTGGACGAAGAACGCCAGTACCCTTCATCATACTAGCTACGGTGAAAGTAGTGTTTCTGCGTACATCTTCTACAGTATCTACTTTCATACCCATTAGACTTAGAGTACCAATGCAAGACTTCTGGAAAATCATAGCCTTAACACCAGAATCAGCAAAAGCTAGATTATATCTAGATTCACCAATATTGGTATAATTAACATTTGGAATGTGGCTTGATTTAATAATCTTAGCACCCATATATTCTAGACTATCGGTATATGAATTCATACCCATAGTTAGTTGAGAACCAAGACCACCAGCTTCTGCTACACCACCAAAGAATGGTCTACCAGCTCCAGAACTTAAACCAGTATTATCTCTAGCAATACCAAGAGCACGGATATCTTGGAAAGCTCTTGGAGTTACAACCATAACTACACCATCAGTTGGTGCGTTAATTTCTTGTAGGTATACAAAGAAATCTTCAATTGCTTTTAGTGCAAGAAGAGCAGCGTCTGTTCTATTGCTAGCACTAGAAGTAGAATTACCTAAGTGTGTAAACTTTGGTTGTAGGAATACTGGTCCAGTATTAACACCTCTTGGATCAAGAGTTGTATCTTGTGAACCAGCAGTAGTACTTCCGCTCCAAGTTAAATCTTCAACACCAGCTCTAGCAATATAAGCACCAACTTGCTTATCTCTTGCGTTAGCTAAAGCAAGACCAGCTTGACGAGCTAATTCTGCACGGTATTCCCATTGAGTGATCATAAGATCGACATTATCAAGTTCAAAGTGAGCGGCCATTGGACGCTTATCTAGTTTGATTGCAATGGTATTAGATGCAGCATCAGCACCACCAACTAGTTCTTCACCAGCTTCCCAAGTACCCTTGATACTTACAGTACCAGTAATTGGGAATTCTGCTGCTAGACCACTTGAAATGGTGCGTGATTCAACTAGGTTTTCAAATACATTGTATTGATCGTAAGCTTGAATTACTTCGCCTGACCAAACAGGAAGCCATAGTTTACTAGTGCCGCTTAATGGGCCTGATAGAGCAGCAGCGGTATCTGTTCTATAAGGTAAGTTATTAGCAGTAACATTAGTACCAGTAATTTGATTTGGATAAGCCATTATAAAAACTCCTATAAAAGATTAATAAGTAACAAAAAATAAAACGATGTTAGTAACACACAATTTTGATTTTTCCAATAGGAGTCATCTTTGTGTTGCTTTATTTATAAACATATCCATTGCCTAGTAAGGGGGATTCTGTAAATAAATTTAGCTTGGAAGTCGAGAGATATCAGACATAGCTATTCTTTGTTCTACAGCTTGACGATACTTTACATCCGAATTATATCTTGGATTTGATCTATCAGCATAGAACTCACGCTTTGTCTTATAAGGTTTAAGAACAGGAACATTTGCAACATTTGCTGGTTGCTTTGCTTTTGGTAGTTCTTTACCTTTGGCTGAATTACCAATAGCTTTATTATACTTTGCTTCAAGACCAAGTAGGGCAACTTCCCAACTTGGACTAGCTAAAGTAGCATTAATTTCTGCTTGTTGTTGTGGAGTCATTGTTTTAGCAGCCCACTTAAATAC